CCCCGATATACAGATCATACTTCACTTTATCAAAAGGCAGATCGAAAGCGCCGATATATCTCTTCTCTTTCCCCCCGAAGCCCATTTTGAACCTGGTGATCCCCCGCCAAGTTTCTTTTTCGTCATAAGATATGTATACCTGGTAACTATTTGCGGTTTTACCTCTGGGTAATTGCCAGTTCGCCGTTATGGTATTTACTTCTGTCCCTTTACCTTGAATGACTGATTGTACTCTACATGATAGATTTATTACGTTAACAGCTACTTCATTAACATAATCACTATAATTTATCACGGGTATCTCAATAACATCCGAATACATTCCTTCAATATATTCAACCCCTGATAGCTTACATTGCTGGTCTTTAGATTTTACAATGTTTATGACCTTAAAGGGCTTAGTGACTTTTTGGGCTTCACCAAATGCAAATACGTCATATCGTTCAGGGATATCGGTATACTGTGTCGTTAAATCAAGTGTATCTGTGACAGTTTCTTCTGTAACAGCAACCACAGTACGATTTACCCGGATATCTGTTTTAAGCCTGATTTCTACTGCATATGTTTTACCTGCCACCATAGTAACTTCTTGATCCAGTGTAACAGTATTTGCAGTTGCTCCTACAATACGTCCACCAGCTGCACCCCATTTAGGTACATTATGCTGCAGTAATACCACGTCACCTGGCTTACATGCTATTGCATCAATATCCGCTTCCCAATTTTCGGTACGTTTAAGATATTTATTACCTTTGTACAAAAATACCGCGTCACGATATGCATATTTATATTTTGTTATTCCATACCTGGTAACCTTCGTTGGGTTAGGCACTTGAACTGTAGTATTCCACTCATCGCCAAAATACATAGCCAAATCCTGTTTGTAGTCTTTCGCCTCATTAAAAAAATCGACCTCAATACATTGAGATCGATCTTTTACGGATTGAAACTTACCTTTCAGGGATTTTTCAGTGATATTTCCCATCGTAAATAGTTGTGATGGAATAGCTGGTTTATCACAAATACAGCTATATTTTGTACCCTTCGGAATTATAACGCCACGACCTACTACAGCCATCCTTGCCAAAGCATCTTGAAAACTTATTTCAGTATCTAAAAATAAATTCATCTCAAAACGCGGATCACCGTCTGCGTCAAGCTCGGCACTATAATTTGCATTTTCTAGAAATGCAAGATAGTCTATACGGTTGATTGGATTGCCTTCTACAACGTACTCATATAGACTCGTATTGATATTTTTAAGATACTTGCAATTATGAATTAAGTCATAGCATCCCCAATATGGGTTAGTTGCTGGTTTCTGCTCATATTGCGCTGTATCAGGGTTCCAAACATTTACCTTACTCCTAGTGTTTATCCACCCCACGTCAGGATCAGATCCGCTTAGCTGATCGGTAGCCAGGGCTTTTATGCCCACCAGTACTTTACCTGGCCTAGCAAAGTCATTGTAAATAACATGGCTTAATTGCGACCAATACACGCGAGTACCGTAACGGGTATTTGTTCCTGATTTGTAATAACACTGACAGCGCACCTCGTACTTAGCAGCATCCAAGTTATCAATTCTAAATACCCTGCGTACTGCTGTGTTTTTAGCGGCGGTAATAACACCATCTTTAGTTAGCGCCCAGTCTATCCATGCTATATCTCCGACCTTGCGGTACTGAGCTTTAACTTTTACTGTCGCATTCGCAAGACTGCCACTATCTTTTGTATAGTAGAGTCCATAAGGCATTTCAAATGTTATTTCTAAACCTTTGCCAGCATTCCCTTCAGTCTGCTGTGTAGCCCATTTACTGCCTGCGTACGTCCATACTGCATTGCCATCAGTTACAGTACCAGTTGACCATGTAGGTTGAGTTGCGCCAGACTTGCCAGCAACACTACAGCTATATAGCGTATCATTTACCTCAATTTTCTCATCAAGTTTATAGTTAGTATTCACTTTCCAGTCGCTATATTCTTGCAATTCATAGTTAAGCGTTTGATCCGCAAAAGTATCTCCAAAGTTTTCAATCGGTTCCTGGTCATTGGTGCCTAAACGAATATCCACTTGCACATCTTTATAATTAGCAATTGGATTACCATCAATCGTTATATCTGCAACAGAATCTATTGGCCCCTCACCACCGCCATAGAGGATATTAAGGTACTGTTTGTCCCCATCTGTGGTAACGTGACGTGCCAATACAACTGGTGCAGGTTTAACCCTACCAAAGGTTTTACCGATTGGCGTACCAGTTGCGGCTATGGGTTTTGCCCCACCCCATCCATAGGTAGGCGATACGGTTGAGCTGTTTAAATTTTGCTTTGGAGGCGGTAGTATCGCGTTTATAATACGACCACCAACGTACATAACAGCACCTTTGGCAAGAGCATTAATAAACCAACTTTTTCCTAAACTCAATTCGTTAGCGAACCCCATGAGGGCTATAGTGGCAATGCTATTAAGTATCTCTCCTAGCTTTTTTCCGACAACAGGCAGTATTACAAGTTGATCTCCATCGGCAGGGCATATTAAAGTAACTTCATATTTTTCTAAAGTGTGCCCATTGATGCTGACATGAAATTCGGTATCAGGATAGTAAGACAGATATGGATCTATGTATCTTTTTACAGCGGCACCATCTATGTAGTCGATCTTATGCGATTCCCTTTTTTCTGTATCGAATGGGTTTTTAATAAAAACAACACTAATCATACAGCCACCCAGGAATATAAATCCCTTCAATCCGTTTTTTCCATACTACGCTATCCATGTTTTCAATTGCCACACCACTGCGCTCCCTGGCATGTATAAAACGCCCATTGCCAATATATACACCTGTATGATTACAAATACCATTTTCCATAAAAACAATGAGTGCAGGGACTGGCATTTCACCAATACACCGCACCCATTTTTTACGTTCAGAAACTATTTGCCCATTAACTTCATTTTTTGCTTCACATGATATTTTATAGTCGGGAACTTCAATGCCAAAACGCCTAAATACTTCCGCCGATAATCCCCAGCAATCATATTCATTCGGACCACGTCCACCATCCTTAAATTCCTTGCCAATTAAATCAACTATTCGATGCATAAATACCTCCTGGCAGTGCTGGTTCTCCACCAAACCTAATTGCTGTAATTCCTGACACTTGCATACGTTCAAGGCAACCCGTTAGAACGTGTGGGCATGTAGGATACTGAATTAAGCAAATAGCGTTTACTCCGCATTTTATACCACCGTATTTAAAATTACACCAGTCCTTTAAATATCGATCAGACAACGCTCGGTAAAAGAACCAAAAGTTAGCACCTAACGCAAATTTTACCCATTCTTCATCATAATCAGTTTCCTGAATTTCGAAAGTCTCTTCGATCTCAGGGACTGGGTTATCTAAATGTGCGGCGTGGATCAACCTAATCGTAACAGGACAATCAACCAGGCCGTCATACTCTTCAAGGTATGATTGCATAATTCCTGCCACATTACTAACTTGCACATTAAGAACTGGTAATGACTTCATATCCTCAGTCTTATCAGTTGTGTCAAACGGAAATGGTATCCACGTAATGCCGTTCCAATTAATTTCTTCATTATTTCTAACAATATGAATGGCTGTACCATCAGGAAGGTTTAATTCTAGTAGTAACAACCACGGCTTATCATTCGATAATTTATTTTTTTCAATTAATCCACCTACTGAAAACGGTAATGGCATATTAAACCTCCTCCACTGTATACTGCCCATCCCATCCGTATTCGCCTAAGACAAATGGTGGTTTACCCATAAACCTAACTGTGTGAGTAGTGCCGAATTTTGGATGTGTCCATTGAAACTTTTCTGCACCACCATATGTTTGATTTCGGTAAAAATTAATTAATGTTTGATAATCAGTATCTGATAACGCTTTATACGGAACTACCCATATGCCAATTGTACGAGTGTTGCGGGGACGCGTGGCTTTATAGCCCCCATCGGATTTACTAATAATCGTATTGTCCTGAAAATCCTCATTAAAACCATACGATGGCGTTTTACTTAATATAGGAAATACAAGCATTAACCAGCACCTCCCTGGAAGGCATCTTTCATCCCTCCCACATTACGCTCTAACGCATCGATCACCATAGTAACCACTGTCATTTGAGTATCACTGTCAAATGTAGCCTTTTTAGATACTTTAACTTTATTATCAGTATTATTTATAACGTTTACGATTACTTGTGGTGATTGATTACCGCCACCCATTATATTTTTAGTTTGGTTCGCAGTATACACCATACCTGGATTATCAAAGTTAATCAGTTCAGGACCTTCTTCACCGACAAGTGTTAACCCCTGACCGCGACCGCCTTTAGCTTTACCTGGTATTTTAAATCCGAAATTAGGATCAAGTTGCGTCCCATTACTGAGAGTAAAAGCACTTGTATTGGTTTTTGTGCTGCTACCAAGTATACCGCTAAACCAATCCTGCAATGGCCCCATAATAGTTTTCTGCATCCACATTTTTATCATCATTTGTTCTACGGCCTTTACCATATCGGAAAAAATCCCTTGAAAACTTTGACTGAAGCTTTCGGTGCGGTTAAGATATCCAGTCAAATGACCTTCAATGCTACTACCAATATCATTGAAGGATTGTACCATAACTTCAGCATAATCAAACTGCTGGGCTTTGATTCGGCGCATGGCCTCAGCACCAGCGGTTTCTAGGTTACGACCTGAAATCTGTTGCAAAGATTCGATAGCAGACATTTTTTGCTGTTCAAGTTTTATACGATCCTCTTTGGTAGTCGTGGCCTTTTTAATTTCATCATCAAGCATGGTTATTTTAGACTGTAGAGCTTGCCGATTTAATGCATCAACTTCAGCATAGGTTTTACCTTCAAGCTGTACCAGCATATTATTTTTATCAATTTGCTGGTTTATTTCTTTCAGATTTATATCTCTTATGCTGTCAAGATACACTCTGTCGGCAGCGGCATTTTTAGCAGCTCTAGATGCCTCTGCCGCGTCACTATCACCTGTTTGTTTATATTCATCGTCTCTTGCTTTATTTGCTTCAGTATATGATTTTTGTTTTGTCCATTCAGCCGCCATACGTTCATTATTCGTGGTATTTGCATCCATGATACCAGTGTTATTTTGCAATTCTTGCTGTGCCCAAAACTGTTCTTTCCCATATTTTCCTAGTGTTCTTTTGTTTTCGTCCTTATCTTCATTACCAAGCATTGTTTCTCGATAAGCTTTAATTTTAGCCTCTGCTTCTTTAGTATCAACACCTTTTTCTTTCGCTTCTCGTATTTCGATATTCATTTTATCTATTTCTTTGAGTGTTTTTGCAACGTTGGTCTGAAAATTAGTACCTGTTTCACCTATGATTTTTTCATTTAAACCATCAACCATTAGGCGTAATTTATCTTCATGACGTTCTTGTTGTTCAGCTAGTTTTAATCCTTGTTTATCAATTTCTGTAGCACCAGGGAATTTGGGCTCTAATCCGCTGATGTCTGGCGGTGGCTTTTGTTCAGTAGATATTCCATTTTCTAGATCTTCTTTTTCCTTTAAATATTGTAGATGGCGTTCTAGTTCTGCTGGTGATAATTTAACGCGCTCAATATGGTCAACTCCTTGCACCATACCGCCCGTACCACTGTTAACCATTTCCCCTTTTACCCACACGTTTTTGGTGTAATACTTATTCCCGTCTGCATCTATACCTTCAAATACTTCTGCTTTTTGATTATAACTATCTACGCGATTTTTCTTTTTCCAATAGTCGATCATAACCGTAGTAGCCCAAGCAGCAGCAATACCAACGCCTAACCATCCACCAGCAAGTGCAAGTACAGTTTTGCCTAAGCTTTTGACCGCATTACCTGCCGCACCCGCACCTGTAGTAGCCGCAATCTGAGCTTCCCTCGCAGCAACTGCACTTGCTAGATGTGCAGCTCGTACCTCTATTAATTGCGTTGCTAATAAAAAATTTCCCTTCCGTGCCATATTCGCAGCTTGCAATTGCATTAAGCCAGCTTCTTCTGCTGTCATGCCTAATCTCATATATTCGGCAGATAATCCGCGTATTTGAGTCGCTAAAGTAAGATTACCTGCTTCTTCGGCTTTTAAAATTCCTGCTGCAAGCATAGCCGCCTCTTTTTTAGCAACTGCTTTTGCTTTTTCAGCAGCAATAATTGCAGCAGATGCCCCCTCTACCATCGCCATTTCTTTAGCAATTGCTATTTCAGCTACCGCGCCCTGCCTTGAAAATTCGGCAGTAGTTATAGCCACAGCACGACCTAATAAACCATTAGATACTACAGCTCCGCTTGTTACTGCCGCTATCTTCGTATACATACCAGCTATAGTAGACAATACATACCAAGTAGCAAGTCCTCGTCCTACAGTAACTACATTATCAGCTACAAAGGCTACTGCTGCACCTGCTACTTTAAGCGTAGGGACAGCAACTTCCGCAACAGGGAGAAATAGTTCTTGTAGATCATTAGCTACTTTTACTGCTTTTGTTGATATCTGCGTTAATTCATTTGTTAAATTTTTACTGATAGTTACCTTTCCGGTCTCATTATTTATATCTACAAATTGTTTGCCAATAGTTTGTAAGTTTTCTTTAATCATATTGAAAACAGGTAATGTCCCTACTGATCCAATACGTGTAAAACCCTCGATTGCCGTATCGGTCAAACCAGCCATTGTTAGCTGTGTCGCTTGTGCTGAATATTTAAAACCTTCCATGCGTCTCATAAGAAAAGCAAATAATCCCTCAGAAGATGCTTTTGCGGCTTTAATATCAGCATCCTTAAGCCCCATTGAAGTTGCAAGGGTTGACGATGCTGGCGTAATGCCACCTTGCACTAAATCACGCAATTCTTGCAATATCTGTTGTTTAGGTAGGTTGAAACTTTTAACAGCATTAACCCCAACGCTAGTCAACTCGACAATTTCTTTCATGGTCATTTTAGCGGCAAGCCCTGGTGCTAAAATCCCTCTAAAGGCTCCCACCATTTCCTCGGACGTGGCCGCTGTTTTTAAAGCTTCATCATTCAATTGCCGCATAACGTCCTTTGATATACTCATAGCATCTCCCCACTTAAGGGTTTCGCCGTTTAAGGTAGTCATGCTCATGAGGATACCTGCAATACCTATTTCATTTGTTTCCATGGTTTTACTAAAATTCAAGGTCATATTCATGGCAGCACTAGCGGCTGAAGCTAATGCATTATAAGCCATAATACCAGCAGCAACCCCAGCGGCATTATAAACAGCACCAGTCGAATTATTACCCATATTCTGCATTTGCCTAGTTGCTCTCGCGGCTGCGTCCTCGATCTGCCTAAAAGCAGAACTAGCTTGATCAAATGCTACTATCCTAATCTGTACGTCTCTTGCTCCCATTTATTTTTCCTTTCGCGAATTATCAATCGTCATGCGTTCCATCAATTTTAATTTCGCAAAATCAGCGGGGTTTAGATCAACATCAAGTAATTCAATAACAAAATTTATAGCGGTATAATCCAAACCGATTATACCGCCGTCAATAACTCGCCACTGAGTTTGTATGTTGTTCCATAACTTCCATATATTTTTATTTTCAAAAAATATATTAGGACATTTATTTACGCATTTGGGGCAGTCGGTATCTAATTTAGCCTTTCGGCATGTATTGCAATACTTTGCCGTTTGAAGGTTCCACTCCCAAATGCTTTTTAGTTTTTTATTGCTAGATCATCGTTATAGGTCATGTTGTAAGTTCTAAGGGCAATGTAATTTGCTACGTTATTACTCACTTCGTCAAGTTGTCCAGGATAAACGTTATCAATAATCCAGTCGTAGGTGTCTTCTATTAAATCTCCAAATTGTCTTTTATCTTCAGCTTTACGCTTTGCAAAATTGACGCCTGCCAAATCCATTGCTTTACGCTCTGTTCTAGTTAATGCCCGTGGAGCTGGCACACTACCAGCGGCTATCAATTCAAGCAAAATTTCTCTATTTCTAGCTTCCTGAGCCTCGCGTTTTTCTTCGCGTTCCTTGGCTTCTTTCAATTCCAGTTCTTTTATTTCTTGTTCGGTCATGTTAAATTCCACCTTTATTTTTTATATAATAAATTTTCCTTAACCAGTAAGGTTGTATTGTCTGACATTTGCATCTAAATTCCTTAAATAAGAAGGAATTTATTGTATATTTGCAGTAATAATATGGATAGTATTATATTTAAGGAGCTTTGAATATGAAGAAAATTTTGCTTTTATTTACAGCAATACTCTCAATCCACTCATTTTGTTTTGCGGAAGATATTTATGTTGGTGATAACGATGGAATGACTATATATCTCCGCACCGAGTCTATACGTTCAAATTCTAATGTTACTCCTGGCATAGCTAATATGGTAACTACTATAACGTATAAGACGTTAGAAATACCAAACGAAAAAAAATTAGAAGAAGTAAAAATTCTATGTCTCGATAATGGCATCACGCACAGAGAACGTGATTACAGGGTATCATTTAGTTATGACAGGGTAAAAAAAGAATATGTTGACCAAATAATCGCTATTTATATAGACAAATCAATGTGGTTAGAAAAAAGCAAAAAATATACATATGATCAACACATAAGTAATAACAAAGTGTGTTACTTACATTCTGATGATCCTCAAAATGCTATTTATGTAAATACATTTAAAGAGGTTTCAAAATACTATAACGATCACCCTGAAATTAGAAAAGTAACTTATAGCGATTGAAAAGGAAACCACATTTGCGTGGTTTCCTTTTTTTAATATGTTGCCTGTCCATTTACTAAAGTTACGACAATAACGGCATTTTCTACGCTATTACGATAAAACGCCTTATATGACAATTCAACCAATACACCTTTAGGGCCGTCAATCGTGGGAGAATTTCTCTCATACATGACCTCAGGTAACTTAAATTCAAGAGAGTGCGTACCATTAGTAAGTTTAAGCGTGATTTTAGAAGTTGTGCCTGCCATTGCCTTATTAAGCAGTAATGCATCTGTAAACAGTGCTGTAATACTGCCTGACACGCCAATAATGCCCTCGTTTACTGAGCCACGGAAACCATTACTGCCTAATACATAAGTATCACCATCAAGGCCCATATCTAAGTTTAGGTCGCACTTTGTAACTACAGCTAGATCAACGCCATTTTCGCTGATCGATGCTTTAAATGGTGCAAATTTAGTTAAAGGAATCGGTGTTAATGTGCTATCAAAACTTGTTGCCGAAATAGTTTCCTTCGCGCCCATAATATCAATATTTGCCGCAAGGTCACCATCTCCGCCAAAACTGATGCCAAGTTTTCCAACCTTACAACCATTGAACAGGAAATATTGATTAATGTCGGGGAATGCTTGTTCCAGCACCAGGGACGGCTGACTTAGCCCTGGCTTAAATACATGCGTGTATGGATCTGCAGATCCTGTAGTTACTGGATTACCGAAAATTGCTTTAAGCCAGTATCCTATGGCAATTTCATCAACTGGTACTGCAACGGCTCCCGATACATCGATAAAGCCCATACTAGGTTGCGCTGGATCACGCCTGCCTGTGATTGTTTTATCTTCAGCAAGATTTTGTTTTGATCTCACTTTACTTGACTGGATTGGCATTAAAATACCGTTTGGAACAGATGGCGTGGTGTTATAGGTTGTTTCAAAATCTAACCCTAGTAAACCGCGATACCCTTGTGCCTGTTGAGCCATATTATCAACTCCTAAAATTTAATACTCTATTTTTGTACCCATTAAAACTGGTATGTTCAAAGTTAAATTCATTCTCCCTGGGTACTGGGGGAAATTACTTGATGGGTCTATATCATAATCAATGTCGTTAACCGGATAACTTGGATTCAATTCTGCCACCGCTTCAATTATCAATTGTCCTAATGTGTCGGTTTCTACAAGACCAGGAAAACTTATATCATCACCAATAGTCACAGGGGTTTTATTGTAAATACACCAGGCTATTGTTGCCATGTAAGTATTTTCAGGCTTTCCTGCACCTTCTAATTTTGAGCCAGGCAGCAACACCACATAAGGGCAATCCGTTGCAACTGGTGGGGTCTTTTCGTCATATCCGTTATAAATTTTCAACGGTTTATTATATTTGAGTAAACAAAAATCAGCTATTGCTTGATTAGCACGAATAGCTGATCTCCATTTCTCGGATATGTCAGTGATTTTAATTGTTGGTAAAAACATTAAACACCTCGCTTTTGGGTAATAAAAAGAACGCTTTCGCGTTCTTTATGCTAACTGATTTAGTTTTAAATATTCATCGTGGTACATCCAATGAAGTTTTTCACCTGTTAATAAATCTTTACCTGCTGATTTTTGTTTACCTGTGCAACAATGGCTAACTGCGTTCTGATTTATATTATAATATTTTTCTGCTTCACGCATTGTTTTAAATACAATACCAGTTGTTATACAAATAACCTTTCTCGCTCGGTGACTATTAACTCCTGATTGAGATATACTCATTTTCTTACGCGATTCTTCAGTAAAAACCCTATCTGCTCTAGCTATACACATTTTCTTACGAGTTTCTTCTGAATGTGTCATTCCCTTTCTAACTATACTCATCTTACTGCGTGTTTCTTCTGAGCACACTCTTGCTTTTCTTGATACGCTCATCTTTTCACGCGATTCTTTTGAATATTTACGCCCTCTTTCACCACCACTAGTGAGGTTATATCCAAATTTACGTTAAATCGATTTGTATTCTAATATTAGCTTTTTCTCTATAACACACGCTTGTTCTACGCTTAAATTATCAAATAATATTTCATGGAGAAAGTTGTCCCAACCATATTTATTAATCGCCTTAGTAAAACAATCGTTATGCGTATAGCCACTACCATTACTCCATCGTTTTTTAACCTCTATACTTGTTATGCCGATATAAACCTTGCCATTTATTTTATTAGTATGTTTATATACTACGTGTTTTTTATCCATGCAAATCATCAACTCCTAATATTATTATACAAAAAAGTCCAAGGACTTGCAAGGACTTTTTTGTAATGATATAATATTTTAGAGGTGATAATAAATGGGTAACGATGCACTAAAAACAAGGACACCAATATCAAATGCAGTAAATACGGAATTATTAATTAAGTTAAAAGAATACTCCAAAGAAACAAGTATTCCTCTTTCAAAATTACTAGACAAATCAATAGAAATGTTTTTAAAGTCTACTAACAAATAGTAGGCTTTTTATATTACATCACATTCCTCTATTCTTATTAATATAATCCCAAATCTTATCCTCGACCATAGGTGCTATTTTAGGTTCTAATTTATTTTGCATTGGATCAAAAGTTTTACGAGCTGGGATAACCATTGCAGGTTTTGCCGACAATGGAACATTCCTTGATTTAAAATAATCACGCATTTTCTGCGTGATCGGTCTTACTTGGCCTGATTCAATTTTTTCACCGCGCTTGATCGCTGATCTAGATAACCAACCAACCGAAACTGATAAATTGCTAGGATCATATTTCGACCTTACGGCACTTGCCATTTTACCAAGAGTGCTAAATTTCTTTTTCCCTGACTTTTCGAGTTTCGCCCTCATTTCAGCAGGCATGAATTTAGCGTATCTTACGCCACCAGGAGCACCACTTTTGATACCGTCCTTGATTTCCTTGCGAACAAATAAACCCGTTGATTGCATAGCTTTACGAGTCCATACAGGTTGATTTTTAATCATATCCTGCAAAAATGGAGTTGCGCCATCAGATATGTCTATTTTTAAGTTTGCCATTACATTACGCTCTCATTTGAGGTGCACTCAATACGATAAGTACCAGGAGATTGATCTGTAATGTGGGCATAATTCCAAGTTTTATTTTTATATTGGATAATGTCTCCTGATTGCGGTTTAATGATAACTTCAAGCACTGATCCATCTGGTTGAACTATTGAGTTTGATTCCTGCACCTCAAAAAATGCCCTATCAGATGAACCTTGCTGACTAAAAGTATTCCCCTTGGCGTTATCTTCACCAATTTCTACAATAGCTGTAATTTCGGTGCCATTATATGAAATCACTTCGGCGTGTTCGTTAGTATTAAAAAAAAATGATAAATCGGATATTATTTGATCTTTTAGTGCCATAAAAATACCACCTTAAAAAACTAGAGGGGAAAAATCCCCTCTAAAAACTATCTATTGATTTCACATATTAGCAGTAGTTTAACGAAATACGACCAACGGTTGTCGCAGAAGCCTTGGCTGCAATAACCATACCCATACGCGCATTACTAGTAGCTGTTTTTGTTCCTTTATTGTTTGTATCATCCCAATAAATTACATCACCGATTGCCCACGCAACACCAGTTTCAGCTACCACATCACCCTGCCCAGTGGTTGCTAGTGCCCCATCATAACCATTAGTAATGCTCGTTTTAGCAACCCCTACGGCAGTTGTACCGAAAGGAACAACATCACCAACCGCTATATCGGCCGTAGCTGTATAATCTACGGTGTTACCTCCAAGTCTTTCCTGAGTAAAAATAAATTGTTTTGACATTTTTATACTCCTCCTATTTCATTAATAATTGAAAAGATGGGCAATTAAGCACCAGCATTTTTATATACCCCACGATAATCAAGAGCCTTACAACCAACATCAATACGAACTTTCATTTCAAGACCGTCAACATCAAAACCAATACGTTGTTCTTGGTAAGGAGTACGCTGACCGTTTAAGAATGCTACCTCCACCGTATCGATTTGACCAGGATCGGCAGCTAAGAACCAAGAAGTTAACGAACTTTCATCAAGCGTAGCATCCACGATAGGAGTTAATTCGGTAAACGGATTGTAAGCTACTCCGCTTGCAAGTGCAGGATCAAATGCAGAACGAATCACTTGCATGGCCGCTAATTCAAGTTGAGCAGGAATAATTAAGAACTTAGGTACGATATTTAGAGTCGCTTTACCTTGTAATGCTTTTTGTTTACGCATTGCGGCGCGCGCCTTGCCTAGACTGTCGACTGTAATGGCGGCTGCTGTCCCTGCAAGATTATTGTGACCTGTTGCAAATAAAGCTGTCCCATCAGCCATTAACGGATTGCCTGTTAAAATAGCATATACAAGAGCATTTACCTTCCTTGCGGCGGCTGCTCCGAATAATGCAGGGATTCGAGAAATTACACTAAGATCATCATTAATGATCGTTTGGCGGCTCACACAAAACTTTTTACCATAAGTGAGAATCTTGTACTTTTCGCCACTTTCAGCAAATTCAGCAGCTTTATATTCGCCACCTTCATTGATCTGATCAAGATCAGCAGCTTCTGAAAATTGAGGTCTGGACATTTCTTTGAAATCTACTGCATCAGCGAACTGGCACCATTGTTGGTAAGTAGTAGGTACTTCCGTATATGCTTTTTGTAGCACCTTATTGGCAACGTTGGCTAAAATAATAGGGAAATCGGAAGTCCCTTGACCACGAAGAGAAATATTCCTTTCTCCTGCACTAAATAATGCTTTTTCAGCTACTTCGCGCTTATCCTTACCACGGGTTTTTTCGCCAGAACGTTCAAGAGTTGCGCTAGCTAGATCATACAATGAATATCCACGAAGTTCATTAGCACCCGGCGACAATTTATCAGGTGATGATCCGCAACGCATCATCAAAGCATCTTCAGCAGCAGCGCGGAATTTTTCAGCATCTTCTAGTCCGACTTGAATGTCATCACTCGATGGCGTTCTAACGCTTCCTTCTGGTGGTTTTACTTGCAGTTTACGAATAATATCGGCATTAATCATGGCTAAACTTTGATTTGACCTGATATATTCGTCAGCATCAAGTTTAAGATCGGGGAAAGAACGGCATAAAGCGTTAATTTCTAAAGCCCTCTCTTGAATTTCTTTTGCGATTACTGCACGCTCCAATTCTTTTTCCTGTGCGATTTGTTCAGTTGTTTTCATATTTTCACCACTCCTATTTTCTTCTTCAATAAGTTCCTCGGTTTCATTAATTACTGGATCGGTAGGGGGCTCTTCATCTTCAGTATCCGATTCGCTTCTACCAACTCCGACACTGGGATCAGCTGCAGTAGGTTCTAGAGATATCTCTAAAATCTCCCAATCTACAGCAATATCACAAGGGCCAGTAAATCCTCTGACCGTTGCACCGTTTTTTACCTCCATCCAAGCGTTAACTTTATAGCCAATAGATACCCCTTTAATACTGCCATTCTCAACTTTTGATTTCATAATTTGAGATTTTTCATCAGCATCAAAGGAACATTTTGCTTTAACGCGACGATCACTATCGAGATAAATGTCTACAATTGGGCCTAGTGGCATAACGCCATATACAGGATCACGCCCATGGGCAAAAAGAAAAGAACCTACCGCTTTGGCACGTTCCAAATTAACTTCACCCGGATTATGTCCTAATATTTCATTGCCCCACCATCGTCTTACTGGCGTTTCAGACGAACAACTTAATTCAATTGTTCCATCTTCATTGGTTTTTCTTTCAATGAGTTCTAAATAACGATACTCCATTTTACTGTTATCACGTTTTTTCTGCTTCGGCAATTTTCGGCACCTCCTCTATTATTAAATTATTTTCCTTGAGATATTTAATTTCCCTGGCCCGTTGTTTAGCAACATCGCGCCAATCCTTGCCCTGCTCTGCACAAATTTCCTCTAGCGTAGCTATATTATTAGCCAGTTCTTTTTCGCTAGCTGTAGCATCACGCAGAGGATCAATCCATGTCCAACCTGGGGGAATAAACGTGTGATCAAAATACCTATCTTTATCCTGCCAAAAATTTTTTATAGGTAGTTCCCCAGATAAAACAACGGTTTCTAGCCAACTTTCATATATCTCATTACAGAAATGCTCGATTAGCCAATCCTGTAATGGTTCATATGTACGCCTGTCCTCTAGCATTCCTTGCCTAGCGCTAGAATAACTTACTTGCGATACGTCACGGCTGATTTGCTCGTAACTTATGCCTTGCCCACTGCCAACTAATCGCTGCTGTTGCTGGACAAATTCCTTTGTATTTGTCGGTATTTTGCCCGGATCAGCAACTACAATTTCTTCACCAGGCGCAAGATATTCAAACATTCCAGGCTCAATGGTATCTATTTTTTGACTATTTACGGATTGCAGGGAGTTCATTCTGCCACCAGGCATAGAATTTATTGATGATTTTACAAAAATAGCAAAGCAAGCGGCAATTCTGGCTTTAACCCTTTCTGCTTCTAGGTATTCTCCAGCGTCTCGAATAGCCCCCATGGAGCTCGCTAAGGGAGAAACACCCCTTACCTGAGTAGGTCTATGTCGCGGGTACATATGGATAACATCTTTAGCCGGTATTCGTATTGATTCATAACTGAAATAATAATTATCAGCTAAATCTTTAAAAAACCAGTACGCTAACGGCTTATTATAATCATCAACTTCAATACCAGACTTAACACGATTACCACTATCTCCAAATTCTCGCGTAGTGTCCAGCTGGTCAGATTCAAGCAATTGCAACTGCAGAGGCATTGCTAAGGAATAATCATATTTTTTAAGAATAAAAAAATCACCGTCAACAATGTTACGGCGAATAATCATTCTTAACATCTCTTTAAACGACGCCTGATTAGAAATATCACAGTTTTTAGACTTACACCATTTTTTCCATTTCTTTTCAATCAGTGTATTTAAATCTTCATCTTCATCACCACTTAAATCCTTAACCCTTGCCTGCAGGTTATATCCTCGACCAACTACATTACGTTCAAATGCAGATATAACCGACTTAGCTATATCATTATTACGCTCAAGATCACGCGCCCTAAATAATATCTTACGTCTGTACGGCATATCAGTTTGTTCAGCGGTGCCACTCATTGGGTTCCAGTTTCCTGACAACCTATCTGATTTTGATGCATCATAGTTGCGGTACTCTTTAAGTGTCTTGCGGTGCACTTCACGCTGTAAAGCTTGCTCGGGATTAATCCACTCAATCAACTTATCAATTATATTCAAATTTTAATCACCACCTTTCACCGTGTTGGCCATCTTGCGTATGCCCTTGTTGACGTGTTATTCTCTTGGCTAACTAAAAATTCAAGTCGTTGGCGTTCTTTTATTAATGTGTCGAGTTGAGCTTTTTTCGCCATGCGACCACTTACGCTATATTCTTGCGCTCCTGTGAGAATTGCTGATATGGCAGTGTTTATTTCATCTAGTTGCTGTTGGTATGTCATTTTTCACCAACTCCTTAGTTGTTAATTTCAAAATAGTGAATGGTCCTCTAACTCCTGCACTGAAATATTCAGCGGATGATAATGCTTGTTTTACAATATTTT